CATTTATGTATCAATTTAGCCATATCTGGTTCTAAATTCTCAGGATTAGGTACTTTAACTCTATTTTGTTGTATATAAGAAATAAAATCTCTATACATTTGTGTTTTAGTTCCTTTTGGGCCACCTGTAAAAACGAATGGTACAAAGTGTACACCAGAATCTAAACAAGCTAATCGGAGGTCTTGTTCGACCGCACCACCGATTCCAGTACAATCCACAATAAGCCTGCTAGCGCCAAGCTGATTGGTAACGTCCATAATACGTTGACGTTGATATGGTATATCATGTCCACCTGTTCTAGCATTAATTTCTTCAAGATAGACAAGTCTAGCAATATTTTCTGTGTCAGATTTATCAAGAGACCATGCACTAATAACAGTAGAGTTAACAGATTTACCAATGTCAACACCAACAGTAATGTTGCCTCCTCTCTCGAATCCATCCCCATCCAGTCTAATAAGTTCGTAATCATCATAACACCTTTTAATTTTTTCTGGAGTAAATATATTCGCTACAGACTCTACAAACTCACATTCATACTCTGTCCTCCAGTAGATAGATTCTTCTCCCCATTCCATCATCTTATCTAACATTTCTTCTTCAGTATAAGGTGCTGAATATGCCTCCCCTTTCTTTACAGCATCACGCCATGTATAATGTAATCTAGTGAAAGTATCTGCATAATTATCATCATATAAATATCTCCACATGTGATTGTCTTTAGATTTAGGTGTTCCAAGATTTATAAATGGTGCTTTGTTCGATACAATAGCAGGCTCTACATTGTCAATGAATAATTTATCGTCGATGAGTGGAGACTCATCAACTACTAAGAATGTAGGGTGTTGTCCTCGTATAGCTTGTCCTTGATTACTAGGCGCCAACGGAGCCCTTCTCATAACTGTGCCCCCCTTAAGTGTTATGTTGGGCTTATTATGAAATCTATAACTAGCCACTAAGCCATTCAAAAAAGTATTGTCTGCAAAGTGGCGATAAACGTAATTAAAAATCAAAGCGGCTTGGTCTTCAGTAGGAGCCAGTATAAATACTAAATCTCTAAATCTATTGAAAAACATATATATAGTCACCGCTACTGATAAAGCGAAGGATTTTCCACTCCCTCGTGGTGCTAAAATTGCTAACTTTTTTTGTTTACCATCTTTACGATTTATTAAACATTCTAAAATTATATCCTCTTGCATGGGTCTCATGCGTAGAGGTCTCTGTTTATTATCTATCAAGTACGCGTTACAGAACGCACGTACTAATTTACGCATCTTTTCTTTGTCGTCTCTACATTTAGCGAAGATTTTTTCTAGTTGTCGTGAATCTACTCCACCTTTACCTGTCATCAGGTTTTTCAGGTGACTCTCGTTTTTCATCATCTACTAATCCCTCTAAAAACGTACCAAAACCTTCTGCACTCTTTTCCATTTCAGTTGGTACTTCAATATTCAATGCTCTAAATTCTGTGTGGATATCTCTAACTATTTGGTTTCGTTGTCGCAAGAGCTCTGTTCTAGCGTTAACATCCCGAATACATATAAGAATTTCTTCCCACAACACGTCTTCAAGCGCAAGATTACGTGCCAAAAGGCGGACAAGCTCTTTATGACGTTCATATTCAGCTTCTCCTACCCTTTGACGTAATCGAGTCTCGTATTCCTCTACGTTCAAAGTCCTTTCCCTTCATCAAGGGCAGATTTGACTTTAGACTTAACAAGACTAGCTAGCTCGTCATCTTTCTCATCCCAAGCTGTAACTAGTACATTTCGGACTAAGGAATCTTTAACGTGCTTTTGTGCTGTTTCATCTAGCTTTTCAAAAGCTTTCATCTGGGCTTTAGTTAGATTTTTATCTAGTAACTCCATTAATTCAGCTTCGTTATTCTTTAAGTATTTAAAAACTAACTCTTTTACTGCAGGTACGGTGTAAGCTACGTAAGCTCCTAAACCTAATACCAGTGCAGCTAATGCTGCTAATAATGGGTCGTCCATCAAAGCGTCTAACATTCCAGATTCTTCTACAGTGTCAATGATAGCAGTAAGGTTACCCTCACTGGTCTCATTCCCTGCTGTTTCATTGTTTGTATTGTTCATATGTTGATATCTCCATATTGGGGCTCCCACGTTGGCACTTGCGATAAGTAACCTGTGGAGCAATGGCCCTTAGCGGGTGCCCATAATAATTTAGAAGCTCTATGTA